CACTGGTGTTTACTGGTGACGCAGAGGAAAGCGCCAAGGTCTTTATCGACTGGGTTGCACGGTGCTTTGCAGGTCGGTTGGAAGAGGAGCGCAGGGCAGAGCGTGAGGCGTGTGCAAAGGTGTGTGATGAATTGCCGCCTGTTGGCGAATCTAGACAATGGGAACGAGCAACCTTAAAAGACTGCGCCGCCGCCATCCGAGCAAGGGGGAACACATGAGAGACACGATAGACATGGCTGAAGAAGCTGGGGCAATTTCGTACTGGCATCTTTCAAGACTCAAAGCCTTTGAAGCCCTTGTCCGTGCTGATGAGCGGGCAAGACTTCAGCCCAAAAAAATCGAGGCAGTGAAAGAAGATGACTATTGCCACGGCGATGAAAGGTATTACGCAAATGACTGAAGAATTCAACAAGTGGTGGAACGAAGACTTGCTGACTGAAGATAATCACTATGTCGAGGGTACTGCTGCCTATTGGGCATGGGAGGGCTGGTGCGCTGCGGTCAAAGTCGAGCGTGAGGCGTGTGCAAAGGTGTGTGATGAATATTCAGCAACCGGAAAAATAGAAGAATTTGACCGTGGTTGGCTGGCGTGTGCAAAAAATACTGCCGCCGCCATCCGAGCAAGGGGAAACACATGAGCGATTTTGTAGAGTTTGCATGGATGTGGGCCGTGGGCATGATATTGCTGGCAACGCTGCCCATCTGGTTTATCCCATACACCGCTTTTAAAGTTTGGAAATACTTCAGGGGGAACACATGACCTGTAAACACCGCTGGGAGCCAACAATGTTTGGCATCAAGTACCGCACACCGGGGAGCTACTGGTACTGCTGCGCTCGGTGCGGCAACGTGATCTGGACAACACTGAAGGAGAAGCAAGCATGAGCAAAAAAATGACACGCTGGTTTCCAGTAGAAACCAAACCCGTGCATGTCGGGGTGTACGAGACAGACCTCGCTGGCTATTTGGGGTACAGCTTTTGGAACGGGAAATACTGGAGTGACACTTCGTTCACGTTGGATATGGATCGGAGCACTAAAGGACGGCGCGGGATGCAAAACAAGGAATGGCGCGGATTCAAGGAGAAGCAAGCATGAACATAGAAGAAGCAGTACAAGTATTCAAGGCACTGTTGCAAGGCCCCCACAGCAGGCTTGATCTGGCGCGTAAAGCACAGTGCAACCCAAAGACTGTCGGTAAGATGCTTGTCGAGATGAAAGCCAAAGAGCTGATCTACGTTGTTGACTACTCGAAGCACACTGATGGGCGTAACCGCGTCAAGATTTATGCGCTCGGGCAAGGTGAAGATGCACAGCCTGCGAGTTCACAGCCCCAGCGAGTGCGTAGCCGCAGAAGCTACGTGCGCAAGGTTGAGGCACAAAAGCAGGCGAACATCAAGACCACCTTCGTTGGCGGCAAAGGACTATGGCAATGACTGAGCACAAACTCACACACGACCGCTTTGCTGTGGTCGATGTCAACAACCACTGGCGCGATGCCAAAGAGTTTCCACCACCACTGAGCGCAAAGATGCTGCTGATCGACAAGCGCCTCGGCGTTGCAGTCCTCGGCAGCTGGCGCGATGCAGACGGCTGGACTCACTGGGCACCACTGCCTACGTTTGACAGGAGCAAAGAATGAAACGAGACATCAAAGCATGGGCCGTCAAGACAGGCGGCAGGAGCTTCATGCTCAGTGACGATGGCATCCCGCTGCTGTGGAAAGTCAGAGCACCTGCGTTTGAGGCGTCCACGACAGTCAAACTTTTTCGCAATACCAAAGCCAAACCAATCCGCGTCAGAGTACGCATAGAGGAGATCGAATGAACTGGTTTAAGAAACAAATCGTAGAGTGGGCGCTGCGCCAGCAAGAGCGTAAAAAAGTTGAGCTGAAATACAGAGGGGAATCACCGGAAGCACTGCATCCATCGACAAGCTCTGGTCGCTATGATGTACTGGAAGGCTGCACACAGCTGCGGTTTACCATCGTCCAAGTGGACAACGGCACACTGGTGCGCATGGATACACAGCGGCTAGAAGACCAGTACACAGTGCGGTCTGGTCCACCACGTACCCCACCAACATTCATCGTCAAGGATGACGAGACCGTGCAAGACGTGGTCGTTCGCTTACTGGGCATTGCAGCATTGGAGAGATCATGAAACAACTCGAACTGTTCCCCGACCTGACAACTTGGACACCACAGGAAGAAGAAGAAGAAGTAATGCAGCAGATGCTGGCAACTCAAGGACGCAAATATGACAAAGACAAACCAGACTACACGCTCCTTCCGTGGGACGCTGTCGAAGAAGTTGTACGGGTGCTGGACTTCGGCGCGAAGAAGTACGCACGTGATAACTGGAAGCATGTCGAGGGCGGTGAGCAGCGCTATCTCGCGGCTGCCTTCAGACACCTTGCAGCGAGTGCACGTGGTGAGCAGTGCGATTCAGAGACTTCCATCTCCCACTTGGCACACGCTGCGTGCTGCGTTCTCTTCGCTCTTTCGCTGGAGAAAACCAATGACTAACCACCCACTACAGAACGCTGCGCAAGGGGCGATTGGTAGCTCTATGGGCTCTGGGGTTCTTGGTCAGGCAACGATGGCCAACAGCAACACTCTAGCCACATCACAGTTGCAGGCGTACAACCAAGCTATATTGTCAGGTTCTTCGATCTCTAATGCTAGGTTCTCTATGTACCAACGTGTGAGCATCGAGATTGATCGCGTGACCAACGGCTACGTGATGGCTGTGGGCAGCGAGCGCATGATTGCCAAAGACTTGGAAGAGCTGCAGGCGCAATTCATCGCGCAGGTTGTGAGCAAACTCGTACTGGATGAGGGCAAGTAATGGACATCCTCACAGTTGACCTAGAGACCTACTACGACCAGCAGTTCAGTCTCACCAAGATGCAGACCGATGCGTACATCAACGACGACCGCTTTGAGATCGTCGGCGTGTCTGTCATCAAGAACGATGAGCCTGCTGTGTGGTTCTCTGGCTCTGAGCTGGAGACCATCGGCTGGATGCACGGTACGTTCGACTGGGCCAACAGCGCTGTGCGCTGCCACAACACCATGTTCGACGGGTTCATCCTGACGCAACGCTGCGGCATCAGGCCTAAGCTGTGGATGGACACCCTCGGCCAAGGCCGTATGCTGCTGCCATTCCTGACATCGCACTCACTGGCTAACCTTGCCAAGCAATACAACCTGCCGGACAAAGGCACAGCCGTGACCAAGGCGCTGGGCAAACGACGCGCTGACTTTAATCCCACGGAATTAGAGGAGTACGCGGAGTACTGCAAGCACGACACATGGCTGTGCAAAGAGCTGGGCAAGAAGTTCGACCCATTCACACCGCCACTGGCTGCACGACTGATCGACATGACTGTGCGAATGTTCACAGAGCCGCTGCTGATAGGCGATCAGGCCAAGATGAAACAGCTCTACGACGACGAGGTGATCCGCAAGGAACAGCTGCTCAAGACAGCCGTGACTGATCGCGAGACCATCATGTCCAACGACAAATTCGCTGCTCGCTTGCTGGAGCTGGGTGTGACCCCACCGATGAAGCAGAGCAAAGCCAACCCTGACAAAGAGACATATGCCTTCGCCAAATCCGACAAAGCCTTCACCGACCTGCTGGAGTCCGACGATGCGGACGTACAGGCGTTGGTTGCGGCTCGCCTTGGAGTCAAAACGACTATCGCTGAAACACGTGCGCTGAAGTTCTTGGAGACTGCCAAGCGCGGCCCTCTGCCGGTGTACCTCAACTTCTGGGGCGCTAAGACCACTGGGCGCTACTCTGGGGGTAACTCCATCAACTGGCAGAACATCCCTGCGCGTGGCCCGTCTGCGGGCCTGCGTGATGCCCTGCTGGCTCCGCCCGGGTACACCGTGCTGGTGGGTGACTCCTCCAACATCGAGCTGCGCACGGTGATGGCTTTGGCTGGGCAGGATGACGTGACCGAGAAGCTGCGCAACGGCGTTGACCTGTACTGCGACTTTGCAAGCAAGCTGTTCGGCAGAGAGATCACGAAGAAGGACAAGGCCGAGCGTTTCCTCGGCAAGACCGCCATGCTGGGCTTGCAGTACGGCGCTGGTGCTGCGCGGTTCCAAGAGATGGTGCGGCTGGCCAAACGTACTGACCCCGGCGTTGAGCTGATTGACATCGACCGAGCCTACAAGATCGTGGACCTGTACAGGTCTGTGCACTACAAGGTGGTGGAGTTGTGGAAGCGTTGCGACAAGGTCGTCTTGCCCGACATAGCCAACGGCTGCAGCATGGTCAACGTGGATGTCAACGGCTGGTTCGTGACGCAGTGGGATGGTTTTGGTCGCCCCGGTGAGCCCGGTGTGATGTACAACGACCTGAAGCACGACGGCAAGGACTGGACTTACGTCATGGGTCGTCAGCGTGTGCACCTGCACGGCGCGAAAGTTGTAGAAAATTTATCGCAACATGCTGCAATGCAGATCGTTATGTGGCAAACTGCACGTATCAATCAGCGCTACCCAGTGAAGCTGTCCGTCCATGACGAGGCTGTCTGTGTGGTGAGGAATGAAGAACTTGATGAAGCCCGTGCGTACATGGAAGAGTGTCTGTCGTTAACACCCAAGTGGTGCCGCAGCATTCCCGTAGCGTGCGAGACTGGTGTTGGACCTTCCTACGGGGATGCAAAGTAATGGCAATAACTTACTCGGCTACTGACCGCTTGCCGCATTGGGCACAAGTCAAATGGGATCACGACGCGCACAAGTACGAGTCGAAAGTCTGGTTTGGCGTCCAGTGCGTAGATGGCCCAATCAGTGTGATGGTAACTATGCCGGAGCAGTTCGCGCAGCCATCACCGAACCGACGCAGGATTCTTCAGGACATGATTGAGCAACTCACCGTGCAACTTGCAAAAGTAACTCTGGAAGAAACATGACCACACCAATGCCTCTGTCGTTCAGCCGACTCTCCACATTCGAGCAATGCCCTGCGCAGTTCGACTACCTGTACGTGTCCAAGCGCGTGCAGAGCACTATGAACGAAGCGTCAGAGTACGGCGACAGGGTGCATAAGGTGTTGGAGGCCTACGGTCACGCGCTGGTTGCTGGCAAAGAAGCAACTGAGGCGGTGATTGCGCTGGAGGACACACTGGAGAATAAGCAGTCGCTAGGGCGCTGGGGACCACTGGTTCAAAAGATCACCTCACGTAATGGCGAGAAGTTGTTCGAGCATCAGATGTCCGTCAACCGCCAGCTGCAGCCTGTGGACTGGTTCGCCAAGGACGTGTGGATTCGCTCGATCGCTGACGTGCTGGTCGTTGACGGTGACACTGCTTACTGCCTCGACTACAAGACGGGCAAGGTCAAGGAGAACCCGACACAGCTGCAGCTGTTTGCGGCCATGGTGTTCTGGCATTACCCACAGGTGAAGAAGGTGAAGACCTCGTTCATCTGGCTCAAGTTCGACGAGGTGACAAACGCCACGTATGAGCGCAGGTTCCTCGGCTCGCTGTGGCGGGCACTGGAGCCTCGCTTTGACATGGTGCAGGAAGTCATTGACCTCGGCGTGTTCAAAACAAAACCATCGGGCCTGTGCCCATGGTGCCCAGCAAAGGGGTTCTGCCCTGACGCGAGACTGAAAGGTAAACGATGAAGAAAGAAGAAGATGTCAAGAAGGTGGTTAAGGCCGTACTCAAGAGCACACCAGATTGCTGGTGGTTTATGCCTCCCGCTAACGGTTTCGGTCGCGCTGGTATTCCTGACTTTGTTGGCATCGTCAACGGTCTTGGGTTTGCTGTGGAGACAAAGTTCGGCAAGGGGACTACTACTGCGAACCAAGAGCGCGAGATCGCGGCTGTATCGCAAGCAGGCGGAGAAGTCTGGATCGTGAGAGAAACCAACGTGGACGAATGGGCGCTCACGTTCAAAGCATGGGTGGCACTGAATGCTCGTAATACCTGACAAGCGCAAGATCATCATCAACAGCAATGAGAATGCAGCTGTTGCGCGAGCTATCCCCCATGCCAAGCTGTTGCAGCACAACGGCGAAGACATGCTGGCCATGCCCTACGGTGTTGATGAGTCGATGGTTCTCAAGAACCTCGGCTTCAGTGTGCCTGCGCCGATATTGCAGTACTACAACTGGCCCGGTCGCTTCACAGCGATGGAGCACCAGAAAGACACTGCAGCGTTCTTAACCATGCACAAGCGTGCCCTGTGTCTTAACGCTCCGGGTACTGGCAAGTCCATCAGCTCGATCTGGGCCGCTGACTTTTTGCTTGATGAGGGTGTGGCCAAGAAGGTGCTCATCATCGCTCCGCTGTCCACGGTGAAAGTCGTGTGGGGTCGTGAGCTCAAGCATCACCTGCCTCATCGCTCGTTCGTGATCTGCACGGGGACAAAGCAAAAGCGCCTTGACCTGCTGGCTACGCCCGGGGTGCAGTACGTCATCATCAACCATGACGGGTTCACCAACATGGCCGCAGAGCTGAATGACTTCGACGTGGTGATCTACGACGAGGCGACAGCGCTGAAGTCACCAAGCTCACAGCGGTACAAGATATTCGCCAAGTGGATGACCAAGAACCAGCCATGGCTGTGGATGCTGACGGGCACGCCCATCTCGCAGACGCCAGCTGACGCATGGACACTGGCACGACTGGTGGATTCACCACAGTGCCCCAAGAGCTTCACCACGTTCAAAGACTTGGTGATGCAGAAGGTGACGACGTTCCGCTGGGTGCCACGTGCTGACGCACTGGAGACATGCCGCAAGGTGCTGCAGCCTTCGATCAGGTTCTCACTGGACGAGTGCAAGGACTTGCCTGACACCAACTTTGTAGGTCGCAAGACCGAGCTGACCAAGCAGCAGGAGAAGGCGTTCAAGGACATGAAGGACAAGGCGGTGACGATCTTCGCTGGTGGCGAAGTGACTGCGCCCAACGCAGCCGTGGTGCTGGCCAAGCTGTTGCAAATCTGCTGCGGCTCAGTCATCAGCGAGAGCGGTGTGATTGACATGGACGACTCAGAGAGGTACAATACACTCACTGAATTACTCACGGAGATCGGCGACAAAGCAATCATCTTCATGCCGTTCAAAGCGTCACAACAACGCATGTTGAGCAGGCTCACCGCAGATGGTTTCGATGTTGCAATGGTCAACGGGGACACAAGCAAAAAGGATCGTGATCAGATATTCAACGACTTCCAGCACACGGACAAGCCGCAGATTTTGCTGGCCCACCCCAAGGTTGCTGCGCACGGTTTGACACTGACACGCGCCAAGGACATCATTTGGTTTGCGCCTATTTATTCACTTGAGCAATACGAGCAGGCCAATGCAAGGATTCGCCGGTTGACAACAACTGGCAAAACGACTGTGTGGCACATCTGGGCCACCGGCTTTGAAGCAGAGTTATACCGCCGACTCCGCGCAAAGAAAAACACACTGGCGGAGTTTTTGAATTTGGTGCAAGGCATCAACAGTGACGAGTAAGAAACGAGGTAACTGAATGAACTACGACATTGCCGCAGAGCGGTATCTGCAGGTTCGCAACGAGATTGAAGCTCTCGAACGCGAACACAAGACAACCAAGGCCAAGCTCACAGAAAAGATGGTGGCCCTTGAAAACTGGATGACAGCGAAAGCACAGGAAGACGGACTGGAGACAGTCAAGACTCCGCACGGTACGGCCTACTGGTCTACCCATCACACCGCAACAGTTGGTTCTCGTGAAGAGTTCTTCAGCTTTTGCAAAGAGCACGATGCTTGGGACATGGTTGAGAGCCGAGCATCAAAGACGGGGGTCAAGAGTTACATCGAGGCCAACGGCGCACCTCCACCCGGGGTAAATTTCTCATCGACAAAAGTGTTCAACATGCGCAAAGCGCAATCCAAGGAGTAACTTAATGAGCAACATGATCGCAAACGTCCCAGCGCACATCGCAGCGCGTATCGCAGCCCGCCAACAAGCTGGCACCAAGTCCTCCGTGGCATCTGCCATCGTCTCTGACGGCGTGAGCATCCCACGCATCAGCATCCGTGCTGGCCGCTATCGCCTGAACGAAGAGGGCGTCGAGACCACCGTGGGCGTGACACTGGACACCATCATCGTGGGTGCCAACCCTCGCGTCTCCAAAGTGTTCTACGGCAAAGCCTTCGACGCATCCGCTGAGAACGTCCGCCCTGACTGCTGGTCCAACGATGGCCTGAAGGCTGACGCAAGCATTGACGCTCCTGTGCACAGCGCCTGCGCTGACTGCCCCAACAACGTGCTGGGCTCCAAGATTCTGCCGTCCGGTGCCAAGTCCAAGCTGTGCGCTGACCAGCGTCACCTCGCTGTTGTGGCTGCTGCTGACCCCACAAAGGTCTACAGCCTGACTGTGCCTGTAAGCGGTATGAAAGCTCTGCGTGAGTATTTCAAAGAGCTGGGCAACTACGGCATTGGCCCTGAAGAAGTTGTGACTGAGTTGGGCTTCGACGACGCCGCCAGCTTCCCAAAGATCACCTTCAAGCAGAAGGGGTATGTGCCAGAGAAAGCCATCACTCGTGTGGATGACCTGTTGGCAAGCGACTCTGTGAAAGTGGCGACTCGCCAGATGGCTCCAACAGCCGCTGGCCCAGCATTGGCTGCGCCCAAGGCACAGACCGCCATTGCAGCTCCTGCCGCACCCGCTGTGGATGATGCGTATGAAGAAGAGGCTGCAGCTCCAGCACCTGTTGTTTCCGCACAACCCAAGACCAAACCGACAGTTGCCCCAGTAAAAGCCTCGGATGAATTGGCTGCCAAGCTCGACAGCCTGTTTGACGAGTAATAGAATCACTGCTCGTTAAGGGCTCCCCGGCTTAGGCCGGGGTTTTTCATCTAGGGGCACATTTTGGACACCAAACACTTTCTTACTCGCGTTTTTGCCCAGCTCGACGAACTCGTCATCTGCACCCACAAGCCTGACAGATCAGGCCAAAATCCACGTGGGATATTTTGGAACAGAGGTTCGTTCGCCGACATCGACGACGCGGTCGCATCAATCATTGACTGGGACTCAGAGCCCAACACCACCGTCTACTTCGGCGTTGGTTCATTTGCCGGACACGGCTACACAGACGACAACAACAAACAAAAGTGGCATCGCAAGCAAGAGCATGCACAGTGGTTCAAGGCACTGGCTCTTGACCTCGACATCGGTGCAGACAAACCATACCAGACACAGAAAGAAGGCTGGACCGCGATGGTCGCAGCACTCAAAGCGATCGGCATGCCAAAGCCAATGGTCATATCGTCCGGTAACGGCATTCACTGCTACTGGCCACTTGTTGCCAGCGTGCGCAAAGATCATTGGGTCAAGGCATCCACTGCACTGCGCATCGCGCTAGAGGAGAACGGCGTTGAGATCGACACTTCAAAAATCCATGACCCATCCATGGTGCTCCGCCCCGTTGGCACGCACCACAAGAAACAGCAACCATGGAAGGACGTCCGGTGTGTTGCGGACTGCCCAGACTACGATGCTGCTGCGCTCTTCACAACGCTCAAGCCGTGGTTCGGCAAGAGTGCCAAACTATCATCCAACGCGCTCACACCGCGTGCAGGCAAGCCAAAGTCCTCGATACTTGCTGCCGTACTCAACTCCAACGATGTCATCCTTGACGCAGTGGCCTCCAGATGCAATCAAGTCAGAGCCCTTGTTGACTCTGGTGGATGCCTTGATGCTGCTGGTCGTGATGTACCTGAGCCTCTATGGCGTGCTTCACTTGGTCTGGCCAAGCATTGCACCGATGTAAGTGAAGCGGTCATCAAGATCGCTGGCAAGCACAAGGACTTTGATCTCAACAGCAGTCTCGACAAGATCAACGGTTGGAATGGTACAGGGCCAACCACGTGCGCCAAGTTCGAGCAGCTGTGCGCCAAGGGCTGCGAAGGGTGCCCGAGCCGTGGAAAGATCACAAGCCCTGCCCAGTTGTCCGTGGCGACCGAGGTGGCTGTCGAGAATGACGAAGGCGAAGAGATTGTGTTCACCATGCCCAAGGGCTATGTTGTGCAGAACGGGCAGATTTACCGCGAAGTCAAGACAGAGATTTCATCGACCGATGCCAACGGCAACGAGGTGGCGCAAGAAGTGATTGAGTTCGACCACATCAGCCCATACGAGATGCACATCACTGGTGTGTACAACGACGACGAGAGTGGCAAGTCAGCGTTCAAGCTGATGGTCAAGTACCCCATGACGGGCTGGAAAGAAAAGCCCCACGAGATGACGGTGCTGGCATCGCTCGGCAAAGACTTCAGCTCCTTTTTGCTGAACCGCCAGATTTACGTGAAGAACATTGGCCAACAAGAAAAAGTGCGGGGATTCCTGATGGATTACTTAACAATGGTGCAGCAGCAGGCACCGACTGGACAGGACTACGTGAGCTTCGGCTGGCAGAAGGATGGCTCATTCATGTGTGGCCCGACACTGCTTGGTGCAGAGCATGACGGCATTGACACACGACTGCGCGGTCCAGCCAAGTCGTTTGAGAACTTGATCGGTGCACACGGTTCCCGCGACGAGTGGGTTCGCGGCATGGACATGCTCAACCGCCCGGGTTCTGAAACGATACGCTCTGCTGTGTTGCTGGCGCTGACTGGCATCCTCGGACCTGTGGCTGGCAATGGCACACTTGTGGTGTCCATCTACTCAACAGAAACGACCACGGGCAAGACCCTGTCACTGATCGCCGCCAACAGTCTCATTGGCATGCCAAAGCAGCTGTTCCTAAGCCAGAAAGACACGGCCAATGCCCTGTACAAGCAGCGTGGTGTGCTCAACAGCCTGCCATGCTGCATCGACGAGATGACTGCAGCAGATGACAAAGACATCGCTGACATGACGTACCAGCTGAGCATGGGCCGCGAGAAGGTGTCCATGACCAAAGACCGCGACCTGCGTGACCCAGCCACGTGGGATGGGCCAACGCTGATGACGACCAACATCTCGATCTGGCAGAAGTTCGAGGGTGCACAGGCTGGCAACGAGCCGCTCAAAGCCCGTTGCTTGGAGTTGCCACAACATGACCGTACGTTCATTGAGACCCGCGAGGACGGCAAGAGCGATGGCTACGAGTTCTTCGACATCATGGCCAAGAACAACGGCTGGGCATTCCCTGAGCTGGTGCAGGTGGTGATCGACAAGGGCGGTCCAGAGGCTGTGTGGAAGTGGGCCGAGGCATCATTCGCCAAGACGTTCAACTTCATGTTCGAGCCACAGGAGCGCTTCTACCGTACAGCCATCATCTCTGCGTGGGGTATGGGGCGTATTGGTCAAGCCTTGGGCCTGTTCCCGTTCGATGTGCAGGGCACTATTGACCACCTGATCACGCACATCAAGAAGACACGCCAGTTCACCATTGACCACAAGACCGATGTGTTCGACATCGTGGGCCAGTTCCTTGCAGAGCACAACGACCAGATCGTTGAGTGCAAAGAGAAATACGGCTCAGGGGTTGAGCAGGTCACGATGCCAGCACCAGAGCGTGCAGTGGCCCGGGTCAAGATCGTCTATGACGACAAGAACCCCATCATGCCGGGGAGCCAAGTGGCGATCAACGCTGAGAAGCTGCGCTCATGGCTCAAGATCAAGCGTGATGGCTTGGACCGCATCGAGCGGGAGCTGGAAGCTGAGAACGCACTGCTGCGCCGCCGTGACCGCGTTACGATGTTCAAGGGCTGCCCAAAGCACGCCCCGGGCCAGATGCAGTGCATGATCGTGAATCTGAACCACCCACGCTTTGTTGACAGCCTGACGGGCACAACAGCCCGTGCACAGAGTAAGATCACCCTCGCAGTATTAGGAGCAGTTGCATGAAGTACGATGCAGACATCGCGCAGGGCATAGTCGACGAAGTAATCGAACTGTTGCATAAATACGACGAGTCTGTGTTGCTGCCAACTGTGCTTGGGTGCCTTGATATTGTAAAAGCGCAGCTGTTGCAAGAACACATGGAAGAGGATGACGATGAGTATTGATTCGATCGAGTTGTGGCACCGTAGGGGTCGGCCTGACCCCACTGCCCGGGAACTGGACATTCAGCTGGGATGTCACGTGGAAGAGTTTGTGGAGATGCTGGACTGCGTGCAGTTCAACGGTGGGTGGAATAACCTGCGCTACGAACTCAAGCTGCTGGCCGACCGCCTGAAGAGTGGGCAAGAGAATGTCGTAGTCCATGACCGCAAAGAGCTGCTGGACTCGTTGGCCGACCAGATCGTTACATCTGTGGGTGTTGGCCACTGCGCTGGCATGAAGATGACCGATGCAGTCGACGCCGTGAATCGCAGTAACTGGTCAAAGTACAACGAGAACGGCGAGCCTGTGTTCAACGAGCACGGCAAGATTGCCAAAGGATTGCGGTATAAACCGCCATACCTAGAGGGGCTATACTGATGCGAAAACAAACTCGCGAAAGTTTTTTATCGAAGGTATTGCCAGTGGCAAACGGATGTCATGAGTGGCAAGGAAGCATATTGTCTTCAGGCTATGGCCAAGTGAAGTGGCACGGTAAAAACGTACTGGCGCATAGACTTTCTGCTTATTTTCATGGACTTCTGCCAACTATTGAGAAGTCTACGGTAGGAGCACAGTATCAACTTATCTGCCACAAATGTGACAATAAGAAATGCTGTAATCCTGAGCACCTCTATCTTGGTAGCGGCGCGGATAATAGAGCAGATGCGATCGCAAGAAACAGAATAGGCGGCGTAGCAGGCTCACTCCACCATGCAGCAAGGCTAACAGAAGCCAAGGTTATAGAGATACGCGAGCTCGCAGACAGCGGAGTGGTTGTAGCAGACTTAGCGCGTAAATTTTTGGCTAGTCCTCGCAATATACGTAAAATATTGTCAGGTGCTAGATGGAAACACGTATAAATTTTTACTGAGGATTATGTATGCCACGTAATTACCGTGCTGAATATGATAAGTATCAGGGCCGACCAGAGCAAATTGCCAACCGTGCAAAGCGCAACGCTGCCCGCTCTGAGATGGAGAAGAAGGGTGTGGTGTCCAAGGGTGACGGCAAGGACGTCGACCACAAGACGCCCATCGTCAAAGGCGGCGGCAACGGATCAGGCAACCTGCGTGCAGTGCCCAAGTCCGCTAACCGCTCCTTTGCGCGTACCCGCAACGCGGGGATGAAGTAATTACTTCTTGGCCTTGGGCTTTACGCCCTTGGCCTTCTGGTCTTCACGAACGAACTTCGTGGCAACCTTCTTACTGACACCTACCTTCTTTGCAAAGGCAGGGTCGTGCATAGCGCCTCGCATCAAGTTGGCCTGAGCCTTTGATTTGAACGGCATTACTTCTTCTTGGCAGTATTTGCGGACTGCACAAAGTCAGCTTTGGTAGGAGCACCCTTGCTGCCTACCTTGCGCATCTTTTCGCCAGAGCCTTCAGCGATACGCTTTTGCTTGGCGTTGATGTTGGCGTAAAGTCCGGGCTTGGTAGCCATGTTACTTCGCCTTAGCCTTCATGGCGCAAGCGCCCATCTTGGCACACTTGGCGGGGGTAGGGCAGCCCTTGCAGGGCTTGAACATGATCGTCTTTTTCATGTTGGCCTCACTTCATTTTCGAGGTGGACTTTTTCCCCTCGTATTTCTTTTCCATGGCAGCGTAGGCTTTGGCGCTACCAGCCATCTTCTTCTCTTTGGCTTCCATCTTCTTGGATTCGCCTTTGCCGAACGGGTTCATCTTCTTGGTTGCCATGATGGGCTCCTTGGTTAAAACTACCACTTTACCTTATCTGCCCAGTATGCAGCAGACATTTTGCCTTTGGCGATGTTGCCCGCGTGGCGAGCTTTGAACGCCTCGTTGCGCTTAGAGCCGTCTGGCGACCCCTGCACACCTTGCTGGCCAAAACGGATTGTCTTGACCTGCTCACCGGATTTTGCCACGACTACGTGGCTTTTGGTAGGGTGGCTAGGGGTTGCCTTGGGCTTGTTGTAGCCCGACACGCCTGCGCGTGTCAGCCGAGAATCTTTGGTTGCCATCACTCTTCTCCTCTGGCTTTCGCCAATGCTTCTTGCATACGATCTCGCAAGCTGTCGAGTTCTTTGTCCAGTGCTTCGTAGTCAGGGTACCCTTTGCGGTACTCCGCACGCTTGGCCTTGGTCATTGCAGCCTTGTAGTCCTTCTTGATGTCCTTGACTTCCTTGTTCTGGTAGAACGCAGCCTCGTCGATGTTGAACTGGTACAAGCCAAGGCCACCCAGTGTGCGAGCCAAGAACATGGAACTCTTCTCGACACCTGTCGGCCCCATTGCGCCGTCTTTAAGATCACCGATCTGCTTCCAGAACTTGGTTGTCACAACTGGCGGTGCCATTGTGTCATATGCAGCCTTGCCTGTCGTGACAAGTTTATCCCACTCTGTATCTGTGGGGGCGTGCATTGGCTTGCCTGTAAAGGGATCGTATCCGTTCATGGCGGAGATTAGCGTAACTAGCGGACCACCGGGGGTAACAAAACCGGGCAACCACGACTGACCAGCAAGCGGGGACTCACCCGGCGCAGGCTGGAACAGCGACAGGAATGGCAGGTATTTGCCGACGTTGAGGTACGTTGGGTTTTGGTCGTCGCCAACAAACGGGATACGCATGTGCATGTATGGGCCGAGGCCGAACAGCGAACGCTCACGCAGGTAGTCTGGCCCTTTCTTGCGCAGCTCATCATCTTCTTCCCCACCCAGCGCGGCTTGCATAAGCATCACCGATGCCATCATGTTAACAATGGCCCAAGGCTTAGTAACTGCGATGCGACCGAGCACTGGCATGATGGCGTACGACCACGATACGAACGGCAGGAATGTCTGACGAGCGGCGCGGATTGCACGTGCGTCGATGTCATAGTCCAAGAACATTTTGCGCGAGGCCAGACCGACTTCTTCAAGCTGTTTGGCGTCGAGTTGTTTGGTGCCGTCGCGTAACTGGATGTTGCCAGCAGTCTCCAAGAACGCGGCGAAGCGGAACACGTTGTCCTCAGCTGCGTAGACTTCAGTAGCGTTGTCCTTCCAACCTTTGAGTGTGGCTTTAGTCTGCTCAAACTTTGCCATCGAAGTCATGCGTGTGATGTAGGACTGATCGCTGGCAGGGGTGATGGACTTGGACAAACGATCGTAGACACTTCCCTTGAGTTCAGAGTTCGTGAACTGGCCGAGCACAGCGCCGGAGTTGAAGAACGCCTGCATCAGTGCGCGATCAGCGTCGCTCATGGAGTCTGGATTGCGCTCAAAGTTGGCATACATACCTGCAGCACGTTTGAGTGTGCCAAGGCGAATACCATGGAGAATCAGCAAAGCGACGTTTGACAGCACGTTGGTGACGTGAGTGCCGGGGTTCAACACAGTTTTGGACTGCTTGAAGAACGCCATCAGTTCGTTGAACGACTTAAAGTTAATCGCTGGTGTGCGATCGTGCATGTCGATCATGGAGTTCCACACTGGGCCGGGGATGATCTTCCCAGCAAGAGCTCCGTAGGTTGTGCCCTTTGGCAGCTGCACCCATGTGCCAGTGCGCTGTGTCTGCCAGCGCAACGACTGCGACTTGGAAGCCTCGTCGGAAACCTGCAACACGTTGTTAAGCTCGATCTTGCGATCGCCAAATACTTCGTTGATTTCGTCAACGCTATCGAACGCAACTGCTTCAGCCGTAGGCTTGCCGTCTTCGCGGCCAATCGAAGCGAGGTTGCCGAAGTACATTGTAGCAGCATGCGCGTGAGACAGTGCAGCCGTGGTGTTGACCAAAGCCAGTGCGAGGTCTTCGCTCTTCAGGTCTTTCAGCGCGTCACGGGTAGTGATGCTGGACGAGAACTCGAAGTTGCCCTTGTCGGTGTCGTACTTGGAAAACTTCCAAACGCGCTTGGCGTCAACCGCTGTACCAGAAGGTGTCACGCCAGTCTTGTCGTACTGAGCCTTAGAAATAAACCCAGCAGGCAAACCCTTCTTGCCAAGTTTGTCTTCAAATATCTGGTACAGCGGCTGATCTTGATCGACGATGCCGTCTGTCATGTCGAGGAACTGCTTGAACTCGTCAAGCGACTGGTGTGTCTGCTTCTTCGTGCCGATCATGCTGGCGATCTTGCCGGCGCTGAGCGTAGAGCCTGCGACCTGACTGATGCTGGTGGGGCTGATGATGTACTGCGTGAACGGCATGCTCTCGAAAGCGCGGCGCTCCTTAGAGTTTGCAGGCAGGGTGCTGATGTACTGCTTCATCAAGCCTTTGAGGTTGTCGGCGATAGCCTTGAACCCGGAAGCGTTCTGGATACCAGCAAACGCTTTGGTATTGCCATCCATATAGTCCAAGAAGGGCTCACGCAGCTCAGGGCGGGCAGCGATAGTGGTTGCAATTTTCTCCATCTGCAAGTGACCAGTTTGGGCCAGAAACTTGTAGTTGTCGATCGCTGCCACTGTGGCTGGAGAGTTGCTGAAGTTCGAGTTGAACTGCATGATGACGCGCTCAAGCGTCGGTACTTCCTTGCGGATGTAGTTAGCCAGCTTTGCACCGTTCTTTGCAATGCTTGCTGTGAGAGGCAGGTCTTGGCCATTAACGCGACCAAGCCCGACGAGCTCGAACACAAGCTGTGTGGGTGTCTTAAACTTACCGGGGCCGTTAGCAAATGCAGTAGCGTCAGCAAAGCCGACCTGCTGCGCAGCAGCGTCGATCGTAGGCGCAGTCGTTGGGTCGGCAGACTGGATAGCAGCTTCAAGGATATTGCCAGACGCGGGGTCGAATGCGCCATTGTTGCCAATAGCAGATTTGGCTTGGCTGGGGTTTTTGATGGCATACACAGGTCTAGCAATTATGCCGTCAGCATTAGCGCCATCTGTACGCTCAATCTTTAGGTACACTGGATAAACTACTGGCGAACCACCATCGCGACCACGGACTTTTTCTGCGAGGTCTTCTTGCGCAAATGTATTTGCGAGTGTTTTGTCGGACGTAAAGTATGCACCTTCTCCAAAAGCATTAAGTCCCGGAGTTTTTGTGCGGAACTCAGAAAAATCTTTGTTGGTGCCGTGGTAAACCACAATTGGACGCCCGTCTTTGTCCACAACCTTGCTGTAACCAAACCACCGCCAGAAGTTGCGTGTGCCTTCAGCTGTTGGGTGAATGCGTTGACCAGTGCTGTTTGTAGTGGGGCGCGACACACCATCAACGTCGATAGTGGAGCTAAGCTCGTCTTGCAGCTTATTACCCACAGGCTTGCCTTTCTTGGCCCCACTGGCGGCTTCAAGCAGCTTGAATGTGTTGCCAATAACGTCCGCAGCCACGGATGGTTTACTGCCGATCAACTTCTGCACGGCTGTCAGGATTGACTGCCACACGTTCTTGGCCGCATCGTAGAACGACTTTGGTGCCTCTTTGCTGTCCATTGCTTCCAGTGCGCGACGGAAGTCGTTAAGGGTATTGCCGTAGGACACCAGTTCGAGGACAGCGTCGAGTTCTTTCTTGTCCTTCATCAGTGCTTTGAGCAGGTCTTGCACGCGCTTGGCGTCTGCACCCAGAGGGCCTTTGTACGCAATTACTTGCTTCAGCGAAGCCTTCAGCGCCCGTACTTCTGGTGCGTCGGGGTTTTGGTAGACATACCATTGCAACGCAGAGTGCAGGGCTTCGTGCAGAGTAACAGCAGCGGAGGCGTCGCGTTCGATATAGACCGTGTTTTTCTTGGGGTCGTAGTAGGGCTTGCCGTCGGTGATGAACACCAGCTTAGGCGCTGTGTCGCTGTCGTACAACGACTTGAACACACCCTTGGCAATAGTGCGCTCAAAAGGAGTACCGTGGGTCTGGATGTAGTTAAGAACACCGAGCAAACCCTTAGAAGACTCACCCTTACCAAACACGGCGTAGCCTTCTGCAGATTTCTCCAGCGGGGTTTGGCCTTCGCCAGCAGCAGTTGCCTCAGCTGAGTTGCGGATAGCAGTCTGCCGCACAAACATGGCGTCAGAGGTACCTTGGAACATGTTGGCCTTAGCCGCGTTCCAGCCCTGTGAAAGCATAGTGTCGAGCTTTTTGAACGCGGCGTCAGTTGCGTCATCGCCCTCTTGCCCGAACTCCTGGTTCATGCCTGCGTCATCTACCTCTGTGTGCAGCTTTTTCTGCACCATATCTTTGACCATGCGAACCACGGCCTCAACGTCCTTAGCATTTCCTCCGACTGCAGCGCCCAACTCACTAAGGGCTGCGCGAGTTTCTTTAAGTCGTTCCAGCAAAGTATCGACTCGTTGGCCAGTCTTAGCCTTAATCTGACCACGTTGCTGCGCAGGTGTTTGCCCAGCCAACTTAGTGGGCTTGTAAATTGTCTCGCCGTTCTCACCTTTAATAGCTCGCTCGGTGGGAATACCGCGAAGCATGTTGCCGCCAGCATTGCCCAGTTTATAGTAGGCCTTGGCAAAGGCGCGGACTGCATCAGCAATGCGTTGCTCTTTAGCAGAAATACCTTCTACCGTAGCTGAGGGGTTCAGCAGTGCGTCGCGGATATTTCGCAGCGAGTTAACACCCAGAGAGGCTTTGCCGGGTACGGCTACTTTGCCAGCACCTTCGACGCTAGCTTGGAGAGGGTTACTACCCGTGCCAGTGCGGTTCGCTTGCTGTAGAGTTTGAGTCAGACCAAGTTCGTCTGCGGCTTGTTGCTCAGCTGTTTGGGTACTGGCAATTCTGGTAGCAGAAGAAGCTGCTGGTGTCTTAGTACCAGTCGAAGCGTTCCATGCGTCGGCCACCTTAGCGCCAAGGGTTTGTGTGTCTGTTCCGCCAGACGCTAACCAACTCTGCACGGCGGCAATAACAGGCTTTGGGAGCTCAGGGTGCATTGCTGCTAACTCAGCAGCGGAAAACACGTTGCCTCTGCTATCGAACTGCTTGCCTTCTGCGTAGAAGACCGATGGGCCACTCGCGCTATTTGGGTCTCGCACGACAAGTTGGGGCTTGCCGCCGACGTTTGTAAGCACAAAACGCTTATCACCCTGCTTTAGCTCAAGACTTGTGTCACCTGAGCCAGCAGCCACATATGTTGCTGGTTTGCTTACAGCTGGGGCGGCGGCTGCAGGGGCTGCTGGTGCTTTCGTTCGTTGCGTTTCTGCTTGCTTGGTTTGAGAGGCTTGAGTGCCACTTAATGCTCCGGTAGTTGCGGTAGAAGAAACACCCGCTGCAGGTTGTGCAGCGGGCAAAGCGGCGGCAACTGCTTCTGAAGCGCCGACAGGAGTAACAGGGGCTGAACTACGCTGCGCAGCGCGGTCGATTGTGCGCTGCACCATGGCGGCTACGCTTGCGCGTTCTGCGTCAGTCTCTGCGAGGCCAAAGATGGCGTTGGCTTGCTTGACAATACGATTCTCTTCCGCAGTCAGAGTAACACCAGCCGGGACTGTGGGCAACGCCACAGGTTGGGCAGGAGCTTGCACAACAGGCGCGACCGGCGCAGGAGCCTCAGCAACAGGGGCTTCGACGGGAGCGGCTGCAGCAGCGCCCAAGGGAGCCGTAGGCAACAGATTCTCGATGGGGCCCGGAGCGTTCTGCTGCGTGCTAGGCTTGCCTTGCGGGTATGCACCGCCACGTGGGCCGAACATCTCTTGCTGCTGGGCCATGCCGCCAAACGCCTGCATTGCAAGACCCTCGACGCCAGCCTTTGTGCGCTCGGAAATAGAAGGGTCTGTGCGGACACGATCAAACAACTCAGCAACTTGTGGCTGCTGCGCTGGGTCAGCCATGTCTTTGCCGAGCAACTGGCGGTACATGGACGACTGCCGAGGTAAGCCGAGGCTATCCAAAAGCTCTGCTGTGATGCGTGTCTGGAATGTAGGTTCCTGTGGGGCGAACAGATCGCCTTGACGCTCATCAACAATAGGCGTAGGGGCTACGCCACCACCGCCGAACAGGTCAAGTTGCTCACCAGCAACAGGGGCTGGTGGAGCTTCACCGCCACGAGTGTTGAACAGACCGCGTTGAGCAGGAAGTGGCTCGAACGCTTCATCCCCCAGTGCTGCAGGGCGACGATTCTGAATTTGCTGCAGGCGCTGCGCTGCCTGCTCTGGAGTCATCAAGACGTTGCTACCACCAGTCAGATCGGTTTCGCCTTCTGCGCCGGTTACAGGCTGGTCTGATGTGATTGTGCCGTCTGGCTGAACAGTAACCGTGCGAGTACCAGCAAGCGAAGACAAGCCAGCACGGATGGAGCCGCCGCCTAAGAAAGCCTTGCCCCCTGCGACGCCATACTCATTTATAGCCTCTGGGCTTGTGAGATCAGCTGTCTGTCCGGTTACACCATAACGCTCAAGGGCGGTCTGTGGTAACTCGGTGATGGCTTCTTCGACACCGCCGCGAACAAACTGTTTGCCAGCGTTCTTTGCAAAGCCTGTACCTGCCGCACGAGCAAGAAACTCAGTGCCTTCACCAGCCACACGCAGAGCCACACGCTCTACACCGCCAAAGCGCTCAAGCAAGGCTGCAGGGATGGTAACCGCCAGTGCGCGACCACGCTCGTCTATGCCCTTCTCGCGCTGTTCCGTGCGAATGCCACCGTATGTCTGCACAGCAGTGGGGAGAAGACCGCCGACAAAGCCACCGACCTGCTGACCGACTGCAATACCTGCAGGTCCAAAGGGGATACCAAGTGCACCGCCGACTAAACGCCCGCCGACTTGACCACCTAAAGCCAAGCCTACCTGCGGGGCTACTTCACCAACAGCTTCTCGTGCAGTCGTGAAAGGGCGAGACAGAACATCGTCAAAAGTCTGAATCTCACTAGGGTTGCGACGTACAACGTCAGCACCGTACTGCTCAATAGCACCGCCAATGTTTTCAGCGCCAACGTCGCGCAACGCAGAACCAGCACCGGACACAAACTGCCCTGTAGCCCTACGAACGTCGGACATGAGTCCGGGAGCATTTGGGCGCTCCTGTATTGGTTTCTCTGGTTCTAGCCCAAAAGCCCCACCAAAATCAACTGTAGATAGTGAGCCGAGACCTTTGAAGTATTCCATAAAAATTCCTTGCGCGACGCGTTGGCCCTAGTTTACCGGATATAGCGCTCAGCTTGTTGCAGTTGTATCTTGTCGGCTGTGGGAAGCTGAGCACGCACAGCGTCGTACTTACGAATAAGCTCCAAAGGAGTCAGCGTTCTGGCGTCGGCTGCAAACTGCGAAGAAAGCTGAGCTCGTGCTGTAGCTTGCGCCCTGTTAGTCTCGGCTGCAGTTTCTGTTTGCGCGGTTTGCGCAGCTAATGCTCTGCCAGCTCGTGAATCTGCGGGTGGAACGTACGCCGCAGGCTGTGCGCCACTCATAAGCCCTCTGGTCGGCTGCGCCTGCGTCTGTGGCTGTGTTGCCGTAACCGGAGGTGCAGTGTACGTAACGCCAGCTTGCGCAGCAGCAGCCTGAATTGAAGGCTCAGCCATACCTTTTTTGCGTAATTCCGCAATAGCTTCTTCACCTTTACCAGCTTCTTGTGCTTTGGTAAGACCAGCCACTACTGCCGTTGCAGTCTCACGGCCTTTACTACGAGCCAAAGCTGCTTGAATTTGTCCCGGCAACGCTTCGAGAACTTTGGGGTTAGCCGTGTCAGAGCCAGCAATCTTGGTAATGGCAGCAAGTTCGGCCTCAAGAGCTGGGTCTTTCTGGGCTCCAAACACCATCGTCTTAATCTGTGCATCAGTAACTGGAATGTTGAGACGCTTGAGTGTGTTGAGGTTTTTCTCAAGTGGGCTAAGTTTTTCTTGGCCTACGTTAGCAGTTTGCGCCCTTTTAAGTCCTGCACCAGCTGTAGACTCGTCAATAGCAGCTTCTGCTTTACGCAAGTTCACCATCCAAGTACCAATAGTCTCGGGCTCAGTGGCTTGCTTGTTCAGATACTCCGTAGCCAGAGATTCGCTCTTGAACGTCTGAGTTCCTGTAATCTTGTTGGTAGCCTTGTCGATGAAGTTCAACGTGACTGCGCCGTTCTTACCGGGCACAATGGCCAAGTCAGTCTTGTCATCAAAGTCCGGGTCAGAGTTGTACAACGCGCCGAGCTGCTGCAAGTTCTTGCCCTTCAGCTTGTCTTTGACGCCGGACATAAACAACTTTTGCTCATTCTCACTGATACCCAGCCGAGTGTTTACAGCCTCCTGCCACTGCTTTGGAGTGAACTTGAACTGCTTGAATGCCGCGTCTTTAAGCTCAGCCGTAGTGAGGTTCGGGTTCTCAGCAGCAAAATTTGAAAACTCTGAAGCTCGTTGCAACTCAGCCTCAGTGCGCTTAGCACTTCCAAGTTGTATGCCGGTAAGTTCACGTTGTTGCTCTTGACCAGCAATGCTGCCTTGTAGCTGTTGCAGCTGCAGTGGACGGTACTTCGCCTGATACGCCTGCTCTTCAGCCTGCGCCTGCAATGCGGCAGCGCCACGAACGTCGCCGTAACTACCAAGAACACGAGCAGCCTCTTGCATTTGCAATCCGCGCAACTCTGTAGGGTTGAACTGACCAGCTACACGGCGACCGCCGTAATCCTGCACCTGCTGAGGATTAAACGCCATAGGAGCTGCAGGCATATCACCTTGCAAATCCAGACCCGCTTTTGGCACAGCTTGGTAACCAGTAAACACGCCTTGCGTTTGGCCTTCGGCTGCGGGTGCATACTGCGGCACGATGTCGTACGCTCCGGTCTTAGCCAGCTCTTCCAGTCTCTGGCCATCCTCGGCTGTATAGCCTTGCGAGGTTTCTGGCTTGGCGTAAGCCTGTGCCAGTTCATCTTCCATGCGACGCTGGCGCAACTGCTGACCCAACTGAAGACCGGATTGAAAGCCACCGGTAAGGCCTCTAAAGAAATCTGCCATGATTATTTCAACCCTTTAAAGCCACCACCAGCCCAAGCCCCAACCCCCATACCAACAATACTAGCTAACGGATCGGCTTGTGCCATACCAGCGTTGTAAGCAGAAGTCTGCGAGTTCAAGATGCCGCCATATGTCTGGCCAGCTTGCTGCATACCTTGCATGTACTGACCGCCCGGAGCCATGGCTGTGTTCATACCTGCGGAACCAGCGGATGTAGCGCCCTGATAAGCAGCGGTAGAAGCCCCTGCAAGACCACGGCCAAGGCCTGTGACGTCCATCCGGCGAGCGAAGCCAAGCTGTTCAGCCTGTGTGCGTGCGCCTGTCATGGCGTTGGCGCGTTGTGCGGCAAGACCCAGATTGCCCTGAGATTGCAAAGCCAGAGCTGCACCGGAGTTAGGGCTGACACCACGCGAGGCCAAAGCCCGCTGGCCCATGTCTTGCTGAACTCCAAAGGCACGCCCCGCTGCAGCGGCAGCTTGGCCAGCCAACTGCTCACGGTACCCCTCAGTGCTGAAATTCTGCGCGTCTCGGACAAGGCCTTGCTCCACTGGGCGGAACGTATTTCGCTGGTAGTCGTAGTAGTCCTGAGCCTGCTGCATCTGTTGACGCTGTGCGTCCATCTGCTGGCCATAGACCTGACGGGCTAGAGGCATCATCTCAGCATACTGCTGCTTGGAAAACGCCAACTGCTCCCTGCCGAGAGCTTCCATGCCAGAATAGTCTGGTGGTGGAGGACTAGATTTACCGCCCATGATTTACTCCTTCAGCCAGCGACAGGTGTCGGGCCACATTACCAAAACGTGCATGTCGGCACCGGGGGCACCGTCTTTCATGACGAACTCTTCCTCGAACCCGAGGTGCTTGTCGAATGCCAGTATTTTAGGCTCATTTGACGGAACCATGCCAGTCAATCTTTTCAGGCCGCAGTGCCTGAACGCGTAGTCGCACACTGCACGGAACAGCGGGACGATCTGTTTGGTCTGCCGAGCGATGGCAATGTGGCACGTGGCGTTGGAGCCGTTGTAGTTGTTGATGACCACACCAGCCAGCACTTCGTCACCACTCACAACGCCGATGGCGTAGAAGCTACCCCAGTCAGCACCCTGCCCAACCCGCTCGGCAACCCACGCACCGATGCGTTTTTTTTGGTCGTATACAAGATGGGGCATGGGTGGATTATGGCTCACTGCGGTGGAGTTGGGTAGTGTGGTTACGGCTAGTCGTACAGCGCACCATCAGCCACCATTGCAAAGAACGGCAGACTTGGTACGTTAAACGTAGCCGTAGATGACGAAAACCCAAAAAAACTGTTTACCCACTCCAACTCCAAGTCTGAAGACGTTGGGTTGTATGCTGCGGCCAACTCATAAAAATATCTTTGGCTACCAAAGTTTCTAGCAACAGCAGTTTGTGGAGCTGGGAAATAGATAATTGGCTTAGCGATTGCCACGCCATCCGAAGCTGTCGGCGCGATATAACTTATCGTTGCTGAATTGTAATTAGGACCATTGCCTACATACGTTAGACCGTTAGGCGCGTACAAAGGTTGGATGTTGCTAGCTTGTGCAGTAGAACTGTATATTTTATTTGCAAACATTATGTTATCCGCCGTAGTAAACGCAGGCGTACCGTCAGACTTAAATACGTTAACGCCGTAGCCTGAAGTTTGCGCGACACTGGCAGCTGCAAAAGCGTAGACTGTGGGAACAAACGTGGTTGAACCTGCAGGCTGAGATGTTACATATATGGTGTCTGTACCGCTAACTCGCTCTACCCCACTTATGGAGGCTTTGTATGGGTATGGGGCATATACAAAGTACACTGCGTCTTTGCCTGCGGAAGCAAACGTAAAATTGTATATAGATGCTTGCGGCCAGTTGTATAAAGTGATACCCGTAGTGCTGTTGTACAGCGGACCAAACCCAGCCCCAGTTATACCTTGTCGGCTTACAAAAGTTGCTTTCCCAATAAATACCAAGGACTCCGACTCTGTCGTCACCAACAAGCTAGAGTTGTCCCCCGACAAAAATAATCCATCGCTCATTTTACAAAAACCAAAATAGTTGCATCTGCGACCCCATCCCCGCTTCCGGTAGGAGACCAATTAACAGCGGGGTATCCAGCAGCGTAAGAAACACTGGCAGTAATGACTCCGGCTGGAGAGGCGATAAACTTTTGAACCGCAGCGTAAATTACATAGCCAGCAAGTTCTGGGTATCCCTTTGTGCCAGAAGTTGCACCGCCAACCACAAAAACGTCATGCACTAAACCAGTCAACTTGCTAGAGTCGATTACTCTTCCGTTGTTGAGTACGATTCTAGCGCCAAAGCTCATGCTGACAGGTCTCCAATCTGCACGCGAAGTGTGCCGCTGGCGTCAAACACCTTGATGACGTTGTTCTTGATTTCCATGCGAGCGCCGGATGTAGCACTGAGTACATCAAGCGTACCGGCAAATGTAGCGTTACCGTTGGATGCGTTAAGAGAAAAAGTCGCGTTGCCAGCGGAGTTATACGCGGCAAGGCCGTTGGCGCTGAAACCTACACCATAACCGCCAGTACGTACGCCAGAGGAGTTCCAAGTTAATGTACCTACGGCAAGGCCACCAGCGCCAGCCAACACGTTCTGTGCGTTGGAATTGAGTTTTGTGGCCAGACCGGACAAAGCTGTGTTGGCCGTACCCTGAGCAGTGGCAGCGTTGGAGACCGCAGTGTCGGCGGTACTTTGCGCTGTGGAAGCCGCAGAAGTAGCAGTATTGGCCGTAGACAAAGCCGTATTCGCCGTACTTACCACGGTGCTCGCATCAGTGCCAGCTACTGTACCTGCGACGTTGCCTGAGAATTCACTTGTACCCGCATTCAAAATGACAGCACCAGCAGCTGTGCGGATCGTCAACCCGCGTGAATCAATCTGCTCGGCAGTAAGCTGCCCACGAATGGATGCAGCACCAAATTCAGCAGTGCCGTTGCCGTTTATTTTCCAACCCTGAGAGCCCGTAACAAAATTAGTAGACTGGATGTAATCATCCACACCGATCGAACCAGCAGTGAGCTTGCCCACGTTAAGGCTCGCGATCTTCTGGTCGTCCACAGCCAAGTCAGCGATTTGCGCATTCTGGATCGTGGCGTTTAAGACGTAGGCCGCGTCGATGTACACACCCGCTGGAACAGGTTGCCCGTTGATGCTCGTCGGAACTGCCTGCACTGCAAATGGGACACGGCTGGCTACCTGCCATGTGACAGAGCCATCAACGATCAGTGTGCCGATGTTACCTACAACAATGCTGCCAGAGCCCGTCGACCCCCCAACCTTACACACCAGAGTTTTGCTGTCTTGGCCAGCTACGCGAACGATGGCCCCCTGAACGTAAGTAGTGCTTGTAGCCCTGAGCGCAATGGATGACTGCGGTGTCGTCACCGCGAAACGGTCTACGTTTGCAATAAACTCAGAACCGCCTTCGTCACCATAAATGCCATAACCCGCCACGTTGCCATTAACATCCAGCTTGATGGTGTACTCGGCCTTCAAGCCGTCGTTGAGAGTCTTCTGTGCTGTGAACCGCTGCTCTAGAGTTGCAGAGTCTGCGCCATCGCTGACGTTGACCTGTTTGACTGCTGTGGCTATGGGAATACCGACGTTCCACGTTCCACCTGCGGCTTCGCAAGCTGCCTTGTTCGTATTGTCCGAGGCAATACCGCCGATGGTGCAGTAGCCAATTTGTGTGGTCTCAACTGTTGTGACTCGGGCGTCTACCGCCGTTACAGAACCTGTGATAACAGCATCGGGTGAGTACACCCATGCCGAGCCGGACCAGAGGTACAGCTTGTTACTATCATTCGTGTCGTACCAAACGTCGCCACTCAGGAGAGGAATATCATCACTCGTCTCTGGGTCAACACCACGTTTAGTAGGAGCGTCAGCTGTACGAAATACTTTAGATTGAACATCTGCGTATGCACGCAAGAACGTGGCACTCTGGGCGATGGCGTTCTCAGTATCCGTCTCTGTGAGGTAGTTGTTAGTCAGCGTAGCAGTCAACGAAGCCACAGAACCTGTGATGGCCCCGTCTGGTGAGTACACCCAAGCAGAGCCGGACCACTGATACAGCTTGTTCTGGTCGTCTAAGTCAATCCACACGTCGCCAGTCTGCAGCGGGATGTCTGCCGATGTCTCAGAATCGACGCCGCGCTTTGTGGGGGCTGAGACTTGCCTGAACGTGCGGGAAGCCGACACGTCTGTGTACGCCCGAAGCGATGTCTTGCTGCTGGCAATCGCGCTGTTGACAGTGACCGTGGTCGAGTAGTCGTTAATCAGCGTGGCCCGTGTAGCGGGCAAACCTGTAGTGGCATTGTTGACCTGAGCGTCCAGCGTCTCGATGAGCTCTACCGTGGCTTCATCGTCTTCAATACGTGCAGTGCGTTCAATCTCCAGATCGGCTCGTATGGAAGCATTCTCCGTGTCCACGAACGTATTGAGCGTCAGAATGTCCTGCGCCAAAGCGCTGTCAGCCGTAGCCCGAGCAAGTTGCTCACGCGTGATGCTTGCGAAGTTGTCAGAGATGTCAGTGTCTGTGATGTCGATCCACTCTGTGCCGCTCCACTGGTACTGCTTGTATTTTGGAACGGCGTAGTCTTCGCTGAAGTAATCAGGGTCGTAGCTAATCCTAGTGTCAACCCAAATGTCGTTGACGGATGGGCTAGATGGAGCTGTAGCTTGCCTGAAAATCTTGTTCTTGCCAGCGGCGGTAGCTGCTACAACGTCAATTGATCCCGCAAGACCCGCATCGGCTGTAACACGGGCTGTGCGCTCGGAGTAGATCAAACCAGAAGTGACGTTGGCTAAATCGGTGCCGCCGTACGACCCACGCATCTGGGTAGCCAGAGTCTCGCGTGCAGTGACCTCGCCATCAAGGCCAGTGTTAAGTATGCTGATATCTTCAGAGTGAGCTGCCACGATGTCAGCCAACGACGAGTAGTCGCCGATCTTCAGCCAGTACGTAGCGTTTGTTGGCAGGTTGCCAGTCGTAGCTCCAATGGCTTTGTATAGACCACCGTTGTATTTGACGATATCGTCTGCTACATACGCAGTGGCATTGTCGTACTCTGGGTACGCATTGATCGTATCAAGCTGCCCTTGGATCAACGCCAGCTGATTGGGGATGGTGCCGGTTGTTGTGGCTGGGCCGTCGATCAGGTTGATGCGGCTGTTCAGCGACGTACTCAACTCTGTCGTTGTTACCTGACCAGACAGAAGACCGAGTGTATAGGCAACGTCAGAACCTGTCGTTGCAGATGTGCCAACCAGTGCGTTGTATGGACCCGGGGTGTTGTTGGTGTTGACAAACCGCACCCAGTAGTACCGAGTGACGCTGGGCCCAACCTCATCGACGTAGATGGCTCCGGGAGACATGCCCAGAAGAACCGATGCGGACTGCGAGCTGGTGCTTGAGCCCCACACCTCTGCGTGGGCGTGACCGACATACGCCGGGTTATCCCATGTGACAATGATGTTGCGAATGGCCGCAGCGGCTTCTACGTTCGTAGGCGCTGGTGGCGTAGCGACAAAAGTTGTCGGTGGTCTGATGTTCCCGTTCACATCCACTGCTGCCAGCCCAGAGCCAACCAAGTCATTGGTAGACAGCAGACGATCAGCACCAGACCCAGACACAAGCTCACGCACGCGGTCAAGAAACGACCGCAGGTCACGGGGGATATCAGATGTAACGAACGGCAGTTTTTTAGACACCGGCAAGCTCCTGCATGGATTGCGCTGTAGCTACCGAGAATACCTCAGTATTGCCCTCAATGCGGAACTCCCAGTCACGGCCAACAGCTACCGGCAATTTGAACGGCCTGCGGTTTGCAACGGTCTGGGTATGCACCAGTGTGCCATCCACGTAATACTTGGCAGTGACAGGGTATGCCTCGGCTTCGACCTGTGAGCACGAGTAAGACATCTCATATGGCATGGTGAACTTCTTGGAAGTCCAGATGTAGCTGAGCGCGGAGCCAGCTTGCCAGATTTTGACTGAGCGATCAGAGAAGGCCAAGAACAGCTTGTCGTTGACAAGGTCTGTGTAGCCCGCAGTGGCGTAAACACCATGCAGGGTGAACTGGCCTGACAACAGGTCGTAGATGAATCCGCCTGTCGTGACACCGTTGTTATAGAACGCCACGTATTTGCGGTCGTGCATGTAGGCGTGAATCGACGACGGGTTGAAGAACGCTTGCCACTGGGCGTAGGTGAACGCTGCCTCAGACACGAGCTTGGAGCCGCCCGGGGACAACATCACAAGGCCGTCAGGGCTGGCATACATCACCACACCGTTAGCGCTCACGATGCTGCGCTTGGAGGCGCAGGCTTGGTCCAAATCGGACTTGACTACCACCATGGAGTCTGGGTGGCTGCCCTGCAGGAAGTACGGCGTGCCGGTTGTCAGTACTGCGAGCGTGGTGTCCATACGGCCAAGGCCGACCACCGGGTAGTCCACAGTCTGGTTATAGGCAATGGGCCATGCGTGGGGGTGATATGGGTCGCAGAAATAAATGTCTCGGCCCACGAAGCCAGCCATAACGCCGTTTGGCAGGTTGATCAGCCCGCGCATCGTTGCTGGGGGTGGCAGCCATGTCAGGCTTGGGAGTTCTTCGCCAAGCTCTTCAGCCAACACGGAGTCCGTGTAGCTGCTGGTAGCCGCAGTGATCTCTGCAACAAACAGGTACGTGCCCGACACTGAGCGGTAGATGCGTCTGTGGGTGGCCGTGTACCCAGAAGGAATCGTATCGAAGTTGGACACTGCGACGGTCTCGCCGACCTTCACGTCTACGCTTGCGGATGCTGGGGCTGGAGCAGACTCAAAGTCATAGCCAGATTCCTTGTTGACCAACGTGTAAGTGTAAACCCTAGTCTCAGGAATCGCTGTGCCGGTAGAGTCTATCTCGTTGTAAACCACGGTTGTGGGGTAATTTCCGGCACGCAAGCGGATGTATGCGAGGCTACCGATCAGAGACGTACGAATCTCGGCAAAAGGCTCAGAAGAGCCGTGCAAAGTCACGGTCAGGCCGTAGGTATTAAGCGCGGTCAAAGCGCTAACTGTGGACCCAGTAGCAACAGCCAACTTGACTTCGGTAGCAGCATTGACTGTGAAAGCCGCAAATGTACCTGCAGCATAGCCTACATCAGTGTTGGTGACAAAAATAACAGCAGGTTGCGCTGTCTCAGAGCCATCTACTTTTTGCAGGGTTACCTGTGTGGACCCCACCATGCGCTTGTACTCAATAAAGTCTGTAGAGCCGCCGCCAGCTGTGCCGGGGGTCAAAACAACGCAGCTACCATAAGCTGTGGCCACCACACCAGAAGTTGTCAATGCCGCAGCAAAAGTGGCAGCGCTTGTAAACGCACCTGTGGCTGTGTAAGTTTTCTGTGTGGCAGCGCTGGTACGAACAGTAATCACGTCCCCGTTGGCTACTGAGCCGATCTCAACGTCTGTAATGATGACGTAAGCAGCCGTGTTGGCGTTGCCGTAGTCGCTCTTATCAAGGTTCGCGTTATAGGTGAACGTGCCAGAAGTATTTGGCTCGGTACCAGTCTGGTAGCGAACAGTCAGCTGTTCGTTGGGGGTAGACCCTGTGTACGTAACTTCTATGCTGCCGTCAACTACCGTTGCATCAATGTCTGTGATGGCTCCAAGCTGTGCTGCGATACCAGCTGCTGTGGCTGTAGTTACGGTAATGTCCGTCCAAGTGGTCCCATCAAGTGTGACTCCAACTTTTTCACCTACTTTTATTGCGCTCACAATAGACGAAGCAATTGTTACTTTGCCAGCAGCTTGAACAGTAACTATGGGCGCAGTTGTAGGTGCTGGGATACCCAGCGGGCGAGATACCGTTGGGTAGTTGGAGCCAGATAGCGCCAGTGTGGAGTACGTGGCTTTGGGCAGCGTGCCGTCTGTGTAGAACGTCCACTCAGAGGTGTCCCCGGGAATCTGGCTTCGGCACACATCTACGTCAGTGGTCCAGTGAAACCAGTACTGAGAATCCGAGATAAGGTCTTGGCCAAAGCGATAAATGGTCAGGGGTGTGCCCACCTTAGTCAACGTGGCGACTGCAGTGCCGACGCCGGTCAGAGGCTGCAAGGAGCCGTTAAACACCACACAGTTGCTTGCCACCTGAGCAGAAGTGTCAGGGAGAAAGCGCGGGGGCACCTTGGGCGCGATGCCACCAAAAGACTTGATCGGGATAACGGCCATGATGATTTCCTCACTAGGCCAGATTGTAATTGGGATCACCCAGCACCGCCAAGGCGTGATTTGTGTGGGCGATGCGGTCATCCAACCCGATGGTGCCGCCGTTGATCTTCTTGGTAAGGGCCAAAGTGTTACCAGACTCAGCCAAAGCGTTCAGCTTCTGGGTATCCCAGAACCATCCAGCGGTCATGGCAGCGTACTGGGGTGTAGCCACAAGGTCCGGCTCCATGATGAAGTCTACGCCAAGCGCCCTACCAGCGTGAAAATAATTTGCCGACCCAGTCAACTGGATGCAGCCTCGACCACGAAAACGATACCCATCACCAGAAGCCTCGTCCCGATTGCCCATGCGGTTGCCGTAAATGCGGTTGGCGATCTTTTTAGGCTGACGCTCGTAGGCGGCAGCTTCCTCTGGCGTAAAGCCCCATGTGCGCTTTGGCGTGCGTGGGAACAGCTTGAGCAGCGTGGCAGCACGGTAGTTCAGGTTCTCCTCAAGCACACGGAAGTTGCCGCTCTCGTGCCCGCACTGGCCGATAAACGCAGCTTGCTGGCGTGGCGTCAGGATGTTGAACCGCTCGAATGTGGCGTTCAGTGCATCGACCCACTGGGGGCCGATGTGTAGCTTCTTGAGTTGGTCAGCGTTGAGCATTGATGATGTTCCTCATGTTGTCATACGCGTCGATGCACGCGTTCAACTGGTTGATCGCCCTGTCCCCGTCAGCCGCAATCTGCGCGATCAGTTCGAGGGTTTGGCGCTCGGATTCGCTGGGACCAGTATCTGCGTCAGGCGTTGGGTCAGGTTGGCTTCGCGCTTGATTGCTATCTCCTGCGGCAACGGTGGCACTTGGGGCGGCTTGTGGACAACTGGCGGTGGGGAAGCGCACCCTGCCAGCACGAATGGCAGAATTAAGGTCCATTTGCTTTTTGTTGATGACATTGTTGGCCTTTCTGAGTTCGGTTTCTTTGTCAGCGACAGCCTTGGCCATCTCCTGCTCTTTGGCTCGCGCCTCTTCGTTCTTTCTGGCAATCTCGATCTGCATTTCTGCGTCACGGTCATTCCAACCATTGCTGTACCCGTACTTGTAGAACCCGCCCATGGCCAGCAAAGCTACGAGCGCCAGCGTGGGGTATAGGGTCATCGGGTTCATTCTGTTTCCTTGCGAGCTGCAGCAATCTCAGCGCGGTCCTCGTCGTCTTCGAGGTGCTCTGGTGGCGTCGTAGGGGGTGGGCCGGGTGTCCAGCTCTCATCCAGCTCTGGATTCTTCCACACTGGCATAGCGCCAAAGGGCTGGCTTGGCAGGCCATACGCGGACTGCGGGGGAGCGTAGCTGCTGTGGTTGTAACCGCCCGCCATAGGCTGGCATGTCGGCTGCTGCGGCTGCTGTGGGGGCTGCGGCGTAAACGCCTTGGCTGCTGTTGATACCGCCCGCTTACCAATGACACCGCCAATGCCGCCAACGATCAGCAGCACGATGTCGTTGAGCATCTTGGTGTAGGCTTGGTCAATGGGTGCCATCGACTTGATTGGCTGCGTCACAAACGTCACGGAGTACAGCAAAGCCGTCACAATGCCGAACAGAATGATCGTCACTGCAACCACTACAAAAGCCCAGATGCGGACCTCCAGAAGCGCTGTTTCTTCCTCAACGGACCGGGGTGGGCTCGGAAGCTGGTTTGGTTTGCTCAATTTGTTTCTCCAGTATGGGGGCAACAAGGTACTCGGGACAAGTCTGTGTGAACTGGCAACGAGGTTTTTGGCAGCGTTCAGCATGGAAGTTGTCAGGGTTTTGGCAGAAATACCGATACTGCTCGTCACATCCAGCAAGAAGTAACAGGGTGGCTATGGCGAAGTATTTCATGGTTTCATCCCATACATAACAAGGTAGACACCAAATCCAACCAGCATGAATATGACAACGATGCCACCAACAACAATCAGGATTTCAACAAGCTCTTCACGGTCCTGCTTTGCCCTTAAAGCACGGTCACGGGCGAGCTGTGCATCAATCTTGTCTTGCTTGTCCATCTCGGCCACACGGACCATGATGGAGTTCCACACATCCATATTGTTGGGGAAGAATAGCCCTTTGACCTGTTCCTCAAAATCGCGCTGTGCTTTTAGGTCAAGCTCGATTTGAACAGCTTGGCCCATGTTAGAGCCGCCCTTTTTCTTGGCGACCTTCAGGGCTTTAGTGACTTCATGCTTTTGCTCAAAGTACTTGCCGAGCAATGGGCCAAGACTGCGAACATCGTCCGCTGTTTTTGAGGCTTGCTTTATCAGAGAAACCGTTTTCTGGACAGCGGCCATTGCTGTCAGGGCCATTGTGATCGGTTCCATCAGAGTACTCCACGAAAAACCTCAATAAATACCTTGGCGCACCAGACGATGACCCCAACAAGAAGGGCCGCTGCGATAAAGCTAACGGCCCAGTCTTTCATAGCCCGATGACTTTCTTCACAAACTCAGCCGCAACACCGGGGCCAAGCAAGACCGCAGCGATGGTGATGTAAAGCAGATACTCGATCTTGGTCATCCGTTTTTTGCCGGTGTCCAAAGATTCGTTGATCTTTTCGTATCGCAAGGCGCAAACCTCTTCATGTGTTGACAGGCGGGCCTCTGTTGCGTCAATCGTGCTCATGGTGCTGCTTCTCCAAAATTACCAAGGTGTGCCAGTGGCTGTCACCGGGTTTTTCTGCAACTCGATGTTCTGGGCCAGAGAAGCTTCAGTGGCGTCTTTGTCAACGCCCGATGCCCAGCACCAGTCCAGAACTTCTGCCTCAGTGACATCGGCGTAGGGCACGGAAGGAGTGCCATCAGCCCACGAGCAGGTCGAATAGGCGGAGGCCGAGTAGTCTCCATCCACGGCTGTGCAGGTCCAGTGCGCTGTGGTGATGAAGCCGTTTGCGACTTCGTAGTTGGTTTGGGTGATTGCCCAGTTGTATGCGATGGTCATGACGAGTCCTTTCGAGGGTTAACGTAAACGGTACAAAACAAATGTGTTTGCCGCAGTACGGCGAATTCGGAATCCTGCCGAAACACCAGTTGCAATGGTAAGGCCACCAAGACTTGTCACGCCAGTGTTCACAGCCATTGTGATGGTTCCAGAGGCCGTGTTGATGACGGTGAAGTCGTAACCTAAGTCGGTTGTAGCCCAAGGAACCAATGTTTCCATTGTTGTGCCAAGGGGCATCGTCACCGTGTAGCTTGTGCCCGTGGTATTGATGATCTGGGTTTGGATGTTGGCGTTGGTCAGCGTAGCAGTCGTGCTGATGGACGCAGGGGCTGGAGCGTCAACAACAATTGCGCCTGTTAATAACTGCACGTTGCCGGAGGCGTCGATACGCATGCGCTCGGTTGGTGTTGTCGAGTTTGTACCATTCCCGAAGATAAGGTTGCCACTGCCATCGTTGTAGATTCGGCTGTCAAGGCCACCAGATGGCACGGTGAACAACAACTCAGGTGCAGCAGCCGTCACCAACAATCGACCTTGTGCTTGGATGTCCCCCACCACATCCAACTTGTAGGACGGCGCAGTTGACCCAACACCAAGGTTGCCTGCGGCATCGAGGCGCATGCGCTCGGTGTTGTTGGTGGTGAAATACAAGGGAAGGTTTTCCCGCATCTCAATGCCGCCAGCGGTATTGTCCAAAGCAATCTGCAAACCGTCACCAGAAGCGTCACCCGTGGATGTGTTTTTTAGCGCAAGTCGAGCCTGACCCGCCCCACCATTGATGGCGATAGTTGTTCCAGATGCGCCACTGGGAGAAGTCGTTCCCAAGCCGAGGTTGCCTGCGCTGGTTATGCGGACTTTTTCTGTTGCCGCTGCACCTGCTGCCGCTGTCCAGAAAGCCAATGCTCCACTTGTCGCAGCGGAAGCTGTATCGGCAACAGAACGGATGCGGCTTACCGCTTGCGCTCCAACACCACTGGTGTCGTTTGAGTAGAAGTCCAATGTGCCAACAGTTTCCCCCGCAGCCCAAGCCACTTTGCTCTGCGTATCACGAATGTTTAGGGTTGGCTCAATTCCAGCAACGTCCAGAACACCAAGAGGAGAGGTCGTCCCAATGCCTACGTTGCCTGCGCTGGTGATGCGGACTTTTTCTGTAGCTGCGGAATCTGTAGCAGAAGTCCAAAACGACAAAGCTCCCGCAACGGTTGTTGCTGTGTTGTCCGCAAAACTACGGATTCGCGCAACAGTTCTTGGGCCGGAACCGCTTGGGTCTGCTGAGTAGAAATCTAAATCACCAACCGTGTCGCCAGTGACCCATGATTTACTTTGCGTGTCTTTAATGGTCAGGACAGGCGTTGTGCCAGCCACATCCAAAACGCTAACAGGCGAAGTTGTCCCAATACCTACGTTGCCTGCAAAGTAGTTCTGCGCTGTACCGCTGGCGTAGATGTTCCACTTGTTTGTTCCGGAGGAGACCAGCGAGGTGATGCCGTAGTTGTTTGTGCCTTGGGTTTGGTCGGCAATTTGAATACCATACCAGTTTGTAACTGTTGACGCTGCGCCTTTTGTTCCTGTTTGAGCATAAAAACCAATTACATCTGCACAGGTATACGCCGAATCCGCAGTCTTTGGTTGTGAACTAAATCCTACAGTGCGCGATGTAGCGGCAGTAGTGCTTGTAGGGGATGAATAAAAACCAGTTTGAGTGCTTCCAGTCAACGCTGTACTTTGAACATACGCTGCAATAGTGCTATTTGCAGCACCACCCACCCCCATATACCCATTCACCTGCACGGTGTCGGTGGAGGCATCACCGAGGGTTACGTTGCCTGTTATGTTTGCATTGCCTGTAACGGACAGTCTGTTGGTAGGAGATGTGGTTCCAATGCCCAAGTTGCCGGAAGAGTCGATACGCATGCGCTCGGTGTTGTTGACAAACACGAGGTTGTCAGCAGTGGCACCCACGCCAATATCAAGAGTTGTTGTGTCGTCCTTGTATACAGACAATGCAGTGGCGTCAGTGCTCTCAAACAGGGCTACGTTGTTTAATGTGCCTGAGTTGACGTGCAACCTGTTTGCAGGAGAACTGGTGCCAATACCCAGACCTGTGCTGGTCAGGCGCATTTTTTCGGAGTTGCTAATCAGCCACGCTTGATATGAGCCATCAAAAGCCAAAGGAGTTCTGACAGAGGCAGTCCTGTCAAACGACATGATTCGACCGACACCTGCAAAACTTGCTGCTCCGTATGTAATCTCAACACTGGAGCCGGAGGAAGGATTGCCAGCACCTGCAATACCAACGCCACCAGTAAATGAGCCAACTGCGCTCGTTGCAAAAGTCGTCCCATCAAAGACCAGCGCAGACCCAGTGGTCAAGACTTTGGAGGCTGAGAGGTACAACACACCATTTGCCGTCCCGGACGAGTAAGTACCGCCGAGCTGAGTCTTGTCGTTGTTCAGGTTTGTAAAGTTTGCATCTACTTCAGCATTGGTCAGGGGTGAACCCTTGACACTGCGCAAAACGATGGTGCTCATATATTCCTCTCTGGTACTGGGCTCAGGGCGTCAAATCACGAAACGGTGATGGTCCAAGTGATCGACATGCTGTCGTCTGCGCCCTTATTAACTACGGAAAATTCTGTTCTGCACAGCAAGGTTCCGCCGCTGGAAGCGTTCAAAATACCTGCTTCCGTGACCGCGCCAGTGCCGGTACCTGCGCCGAAGGACGCAACGTATGTCACCACAGCGCCAGTGGATGTGCTGGAGGTCAAAGACACACGACCCAGTTCAGTCTGCAGCGCGGTATCGCCAACAGCCGGATCGGTAGTGCCCGAGCCGATGGCCATATGACTCATAGCCGTGGGGGTGCCCACCATGCGAGCTGCGATGAACGTCTTACCAGTCGTAACGACCAAGTTGGGTACGTTCTGCTCAGCCTTGAGTTTGCCGTCAGGACCGAACAGCTTGATGCTCAACTCGCCTTTGGCTTTGATGGATTCTTGGATCATGACAATCTCCTATGCAAACGTGCGGTACTCACCGACGTAATCAGCTTCAAAATATGTCAGGTCGCAGTACCCCTGCGAGATTACCGAACCCGACTCTGTGAACCCAAATGAATCTGCGACCGCTTTGGTGGTGGACCGTACCGCTGAATCCGCTGTACCTGCTGTGTCGGAGAGAATTTTGGTGGACGCTACAGCCGCAACGTCTGCAGCCGTTAGTGTATCCGCAAGTGCCTTACTAAAGCTAGTGAATGTGGCAGAGCTTGCACTGAACGCGTCTGCAAGGGCTTTTACCGCCTCAAGAGCTATGCTGTCCTCTACCCCCAGCTCGTCCGTAAGCGTCTTGGCGATGTCGAAAAACCGTGCGTCCCCAATAGACGCCACGTTGTTGACGTATTTCTGGAACAAGTACTCTGTGCCGTCGCCTATGTCAGCGCCGTCGTTCATTGCAAAGGCATCAGCTATCAACTTGCTGA